TTGTGGTCGGTCTTACGTAGAACGTAGGCCCAGAAGCCCGACGAAGCCACGACCGAGCCAGCTGCCACCAGGGCTACCTGCAGCCAGTTCACGTAAATATCCTCCCCTAAGTGGTACGCCTCCAGACGCCCACGTTGCGAATCCAGGGCTCAGCGATCTTCCATACGCCTCCTACTTTTACGTAGGGGACCGCGAGCTTTGTCTCTGCCCCTACACGAATATAGGCGCCGGCAACCGTCCGAATGCTACGAGATGCCGACCAGGTTCCCCAACCAACAGAGTTCCGGGCACGAACCCAGATGTAGTACACGGTCCCTGGATTAAGACCTGTGACTACTTGCGGCGAAGTCGCAGAAACCGTACTCGCCGGTGCAGATGAGGATGTCCCGTAACCGATTTGATAGCCGGTAATCGTGGACCCACCGGTGTCGGAGGGTGCAGAGAACGCAACGTCTACGCTGGTTGCTCTGACGCTCGACAAGAGAGGGGCACTAGGTGCTCCGGGAGTTTTGAGCGTCTTCGCCGACGCTCGACCGGACCAAGCACTCCAACCTTCGGAGTTGTGAGTTCTGGCCCAGAAGTAGTAGGTCGTGCCTTGCGACAGACCCGTGATCGTTGTGGAACGATCCGAAGAGACCGTTTGTTGCACCGATGTGGAGCTGGTGCCGTACCCGATCTGTCGGGCATCGATCGCGTCTCCGCCATTGGCGCCGTCAGAGAACGTTACGTACACCGACGTTGCCGTGATGTTCGATATGTTCGGTGTGGACGGCTTTGCGGGAATTGTGTCCCGTTTGATGTACTGTGGGAAAGAGGTCGGACCACCGATTCCCGTAGCACTGGAACCCTCCGTCAGACGGAAAGTCACAGTCTGAGAATCGGTGATCCGAACTTCCCCGACCTTGTACCAAGGGCGTCCGGTGGGATAGTTGATCGTCTTGCTGGTCGTCTTGCCATTCGCGGTCCAGTTGAACGGCATTCCGTTCCACCAGTCCGATGAATATCCGGCCCTGAACCAGAACTCGACGTCCGACCCGGTATCCCGGATCATCATCGTCCCGTTGACGCCCGTGGTTTTCGTGTAGTCGGTCACGTCGACACCTAACTGATGATCTTGAAGTAGATGTCGCCGTCGGCCCCCGTTGCCGGGTTGGGATCGGTCGTGCCCGACGTGATGCCAGCCGCAGAGCGGTAACCGGACTTGCCCACGGGGATGAGAGCCTTGAGCAGGGCGACGTAATCCCGGGTGCGGTTAATCTCCCGGGCGCCCCACCGAACTCGACCCTCTTCGCCGGACTCGGGAACCTTGGCGTATCCCGCGGCGACTGCCTGATCTCCTTCGGCCATGCCTTACCTCCCTACGGCTGGTCGATCCATTCTTCGGTGGTGAGTTCGATCCACTGCTGGTTGTTCAGCCAGGACAGCCACGAACCCGTCGTGATGAAGGTGTTGAGAGACAGCGTCGGGTAAGCCCGCTCGCCCTCCCTGTCCGAGACAAATATCTGCTCGGTCACCCGCATGTTGTTGGTCGAGTTGTCAGTGCGCATCTCAACGATGTCGCCAAGGTTGTAGTGCACGCCGTACTTGTACTGGCTGTTCTGCGCGATCTCACCGTCGAGACTCTGGCTCACACGGTTCTTTGCCAGCTCCTCCATCCCTTTCTGCAAGAGTGCTCCAGGAATATCGGTGGTCTCGGCAGTGACGTCCGACGCGTTGACGACCAGAACGTGGCGTTCGAATCCCGTGACGTCCGGATCGACTCCCGAAGGGTAGACCTTGAGGAAGCCGGCGGGAGAGAACACGTACGCGACGTTCTTGGCCTTGTCGATCGTCGTCAGCTCCTTGGTGTTCTGGAGGTTGTCCAGAGACGGAGCGAAGATGACCGGCGAGTTGAGGGTCTGACCGGTGGTCCGGTCACTGCCCGTGTAAATATCGAACCAGAGCTCAGACGCGTCGAAGTTTCGGATCAGCCGGAAGCCCAAGCCCCAGACCGTACAAATATCCTCGATGGCGTCGTAGACCGTGGTCGGGTCCAGCTCTACCGTGATCGGATCGATGGGGTCCGGAATGGTGTCCGGAGCAAGGAACGACCCTTCGTAGACGAAGGGGATGACATCCGCGGGGTCGAGCACTCCCAGAACGCAAATATCGTGGAAGATCTTCCGAGCGACGTCAGCGGGGTGGTCTGTTATCACCCACTTGGGTGACGTGGTCAGATCCGCCGTGGAATTCTTGGCCACTCGGTCCAGCAGGAGAGCCTCAATCGAACGCCCCTTGACCGAGAGCATCCGCCGGCCATCGGCATCGACCTCGTCCTCGACGGTTTCCACCATCATGACGTGGTACGACTCGTTCATGGCCAGCAGAGTGCCCGTCGACAAGAGCGTCCTCATGCCCGGAGTGGACTCGATGTCCATCTGGAAGTCACCGAAAGCCGCGAACCGCTCGGTCCAGATGAGCGATTCGAAGCTGTCGATGACGGCGATTCTCCGGAGTAGGGGGTCGAGGACGTAAGCCTCCATCACAGACCCCCGTGTTTCCTGATGTACTGAATGGTCAGCGGGATATCAGCCCCTTCTGCGTACACGCGGATGGTGTTCGTGCCCGGCTGAAGCTCGATCCAGTTGGACTGGGGAGATATGCCGTACAGAACGGAGCTAGTGCTTCCCGCCCTTGTCAGGGTTGCCCCCTTGGCGCCGCGGACAGTACTGATGGTCAGCACGTCCCCGGCCTCCAAGGGGAAGTTGTCGAAGTCCATCGTCTTGGTCTCGTCACTGGGCGGGACGTGATAGACGCTGAACTCCGGCAGAGCGCGGTCGACATTGAGGGTGAGCTGGATGCCCGTCTCGATGCTGCCCGTGTAGTCGATGGTGATGGGTATGTCGCCGGCCGTCGTCGTCCCCGGGACGAGCTCAGGGGTGAGCTCATAGAAGTCCGGCTTGAAGCACATCACCGAAATATCGACTGCGGGCTCTTGGGTGAACAGCGCGGTTTCGCATGTCTCCACGCGGCCTACGATGTCCACTTCGAGACCGTCCGACATGAAGAACCGGAACGAGACCTCGGACTTGGGCATGAAGAACTTGTAGACCTGCTTCCGAAGCCCATAGACGGTGTCCGTCTCCGGGTCGGGGTCCAGTTCGATCTGCAGCTTGATGTTCCGAGGCTCGCGCCGGCTCGACTGGTACTCTTCGCCGTCCACGTTGGCGAAACTCGAAGAAACGAGCGTCGCCTTCACGGGGTCCAGCCCCTGGATTTCGGCAACCCGGAAGCCCGAGCTGTCGTCCTCCAGGGGCAGACTCAACAGGTCGCCCTGTCGGGTTCGAACCTCAACCAGTTGAAGCACTAGTCGACAGAGCTCCCTTCACAGTGGAGAGTTGGTTCTTTGTCTGACGGTAAATATCCGCCTGACTCAGAGCCTTGGGTGAGTAGTTGTTCTGCGTGTAGTTGACGGTTCCCGCCTGGGTGTCGAGATCCGCCTGTACCGCCGCGGCCATGTTACTGGCGTGTGCATCGCGCACATACCTGGCCTTGGCGTATGCTGCATCGACCGAGATGCCCTGAGCGGGCAGCAAGCGACCCATCTGCCCCGCCTCCCTGCGGAAGTTGGACAGGTCCAGCACCGGAGTGATGGTGGGTCGAGCATCGATGTCAGCCGTGATCAGATCGGAGAATCCGGATATAGACTTGCGGACGGAGTCCACAGCGGTCTGACCCACGTCTTCCGCCGACTTGGCCACGAGCTTGGACGAGTCCGTAACGCCACGGGCGAGGCCCTTGGCCACGAACCCACCGACCTCCATGAAGACGCGCGACGGAGACTTGATGCCGAGCTTCTTCTTGATGGCCTTGACCATCGTCCCAGCGAGAAGGTCCATCATGTTCTCAAGGACCTTCTGCTGAGCCTTCAGGCCCTTCACGAGACCAGCCGCAGCATCAACGCCGGCCTGGTACAGCGCCGTCGATGCGTCCTTACCGAGCTTGCCGCCGACTTCGTCGAGCTGCTTGCCCAGCTGGTTGATCTCGTCGACACTGGCCTTTCCGCCCTTGAGGAGGTCCTCAACGAACGGAAGCGCGCTTGTGCCGGTGGCAAGAAGGTCCTTGTACATCTCGTCGTTGAGACCGAGAGCACGCAGCCTCTGAAGCGTGTTCGCGAACACCTTGGTGTCCTCGATCTGCTTCTTGAGGTTCTTCTTGTAGTCCGCAACAGTGGTTTCTCCGGTGGCACTCGCCATGTCGGAGTACTGATCCGTAACCGACTTGCGGTAGTCGTCACGGGTCTTGACCGCGTTCTTGTAGACCTCGTCCGCGGCCTTGATCTTCTCGGTCAGCACGTCGTACTTGTCCGCGAGCTTGCCGATTGCCGATCGCTCGTCGTTCAGCTTGCTCGTAAGTTCCTTGTACGCAGCCGCAGCCTTCGATCGCTCCTTGCTAGAGAGCTTGCTCGACTTGGACATGTCCTTCAACATCTTCTTGAGGTTGTTGAAGGCGTCATCCACCTGCTTGCGGTTGCCGTCCAGACCCTTGCGGAAACCGTCGTTGACGTAGTTGCCGATCTTCTCGAATTCCTTCGAAGGAGAATTGATTCCCAGGAAGTTCTTCGCCGAATCGAGGGCACTCTTAGCGACGTTCATAGCCGCATTCTTGATCTCGCCGAGGCCGGCGCTGATGCCCTTGACCATACCCTTGATGATGGCTACTGCCATTTTGCCGCCTTCGCGACCAAGGGTTTCTGCGTTGCCGTCGATCGCCTTCCTGACACCCTGGATGAACTTGATGATCAGGTCGAAGCCGGACTGAATGATCTTCGGCAGGTTTCGGGCGATACCGTTGATGAAGTTCACCGCAACGCGGGTCGCTTCGTCGATGACCTTCCCGATGTTGTTGGCGATACCGCGGAGGATGCCCGTAAGCATCTTCAGACCGGCGTCCACCATCTTCGGAACGTACTCTGCCATCTTCTGCAGCAACATCGTGAGCATACGCAGAAGCGTGTCCACGATCTTGGGCGTCAGTTTGATGATCGCATTGATCAGAGAGTTCAGGACGGTAACGATGGCCTTGGTGATGGCCGGTCCTGCTGTTCCAATCACCTCGGCGAAGGCGATTAGACCCAAACCGATCTGCTTCATGACCTCGGGGATAAGCCCGATCAAACCGCTGACGATGCCCACGATGGCTGCCGTACCCGCTATACCTGCCGCAGCCAGGGCTGTGAGGCCCGTAGCGAACAGGAAGACACCGGCGCCGGCGGCGAGCATACCGACACCGAGAATTCCGACAGCGATTCCAAGACCGATCATCATCGGAATGACTGGTGTCAACAGCAGAGCTGCAGCACCAAACACTACGAAGACACCGGCCAGCATGAGAAGTGCTGTCCCGATCTCCCCCAGAGACATCTGGGAGAACAGCATCAGAACGGGCGCCAGAACCCGAAGGGCTGCCGCGATGATGAGAAGCGCCGCCGCACCGGGCAGGGCTCCAGTCATGGCGAACATCGCGAGGGCGATGATGCCCAAGGTACCGGCCAGCATGACCATGGCCTTCCCGATCTCTTCCCAGTCGTACTGGGCAAAGTCGGACAGGACCTTGGCAACCTGCTGAAGGGCGATCGCCGTGATGAGGATTCCAGCGGCCGCGATAGGCGCCGTCGGAGGGATGACCCACAGTGCCGCCGCGATGAGGGTCAGTGCCCCCAGCATGACAACAAGGCTCTTCCCGATCTCGCCCCAGCTCATCTGAGCCATCTTGTCCAGGGCCTTGGCCACCATCCCGAGGGAGATGGCTACACCCAACACACCCGCGGCGGCCAAAGGCGCCGTCGGCGGGATCAAATATAGAGCACCAGTGATGATCGCAAGTGCACCCGCAAGGGTCACAAGACCCTTAGCTATCTCACCCCATGACATTTTGGACATGTCGGCAACAGCACTCGCCAGGATTTTTATGCCTGCTGCCAGCAAGATGATTCCAGCACCCTGAAGGATGCCGCCCTTGTTGGCTTTGGCGAACATCGTGAAGAGTACGAGCGCGCCGAGAAGGGCGCCGACCCCTACGAGTCCCTTAGTGAGCTCATTCCAGCCGAGATCTGATAGATCCTCGACCGCACTGGCTAGGATCTTGATCCCCGCAGCAAGGGCGATGACCCCGATGCTGGTGGATATGAGACCCGCCGGGTTGGGCATGAACTTCAGGGCCCCGATGAGAAGGCCCAGCGTTACCGCAAGACCTGTCAACCCCTTTGCGAGTTCGTTCCAGTCAAGTCCGGCCATCTGCTTGACGGCCTGAGACAGGATCAGAACGGCGCTAGCCAGAAGGATCAGCGATCCCATGATGAACGGCAGCTTGGCGAAGCCACCCACACCCACGAACTTGTTGAAAAGCACCATGGTGCCCAGAAGCTGACCGAACATCGTGGCGATGGCGCCGGAAGCCCTTGCCAGACCAGCCGCGTCGATCTTGGCCAGAGTGTTCATGGACAGAGCCAGGATGCCGACCGCGATGGCGATCTGAAGGAGAGCCGCGGCGTTCAGGGTGTTCTGCATACCCTTGAGGACGCCTGTGAAGCCCTCCAGTGCGTCGGTGATCCCCTCCATGAGACCGCCACCGCCACCACCCAAGAAGTTCTTGAGCATGAGGACGAGACCCGCGAACAGGCCCGTGTTGATGCCGGCGAACACATCCTGGAGGTTGAGACCGTCGATCGCTTCGCCGATACCTGAGCTGAACTGCCCGAAGAAGTCGGCGATAGCGCTGCCGACCTTCTGCACTCCCTCCCAGACCTGATCCATGATCTCGCCAACGCGGGACCAAGCATTCTGGACCATCTCGCCGAGACGAGCCATCGGTTCGAGCTTGTCGGTGAGCTCACCCACGCCCTTGCCGGCGGCGCCGCTGTCTCCTCCGGAGAAGAGGTCAGCCAAATATCCACCGAGCTTGGCGATGAGCTTGATCGGGACGGCGAGGATCTTGCCGAGTCCCTTGAAGAAGGCACTGAGGCCCTCTCCTTCCTTGACGGCCTTGTGCAGAGCGACGAGGAAGTCACCCACGCTGGCCGTAGCCGAGAGGAAGCCACCAGAACCCTTACCCACCTCACCGAAGAGGCTGAATATGGTCTTGATGACCTGCTTGACGATCTCCCAGCCGATTCCCATGATCGCAAAGAACCCGGCAAAAGTCCGCTTGAGGTTTTCCGCGGTTTGTCCACCCAGCTTGAGCCGCTCCATGAAGTCACGGAACGAGACCGTCATTTCGTAGAGCTGCTTGCCGGTAGTGGCCGGGAATATGTCCCGGAAGGCGTCCTTGATCGGCCTGAGGATGGAGAATAGAGCCTGGAAAGCGTTGGTGATGCCCTGGATCAGAGCGTCACGACCGCCCAGTTCCTTCCAGTCCGACAGCATCTTGTTTCTACCGTCGGAGGAACTACTGACGAGCTTGCCGATGGCGTCGCTGGCCCCGGTGAAGAGACCCTTGGCTTCGGTGAAGTCGCCAAATATGGTCTCGAAGGTCTGCGACCAGCCGGAGGTCAGCGATTCCTTGGTCGTGTCAAACAGGCCAGACAGGGTCTTGACCTCGGTTGCCGCTTCACGCGCCGTCTTGGCCTGAGCCTGAATGGCTTTGATCTGCGACTTGCTGAATCCCTGGGCCGCAAGGTCCGCGTCGCTCAGGTCGCCGGTGAACTGGGCCAGCGTCTGAGTCAGAACCTTTGAGGTCAGCCACGATTCTTCGCCGGGCTTCGCCGTGATCGACTCACGGAACGACTTCCCTTCGATCGTGACGTTCTTCATCTTGCCCTTGAGATCCACCGCACCCTTGCTGAGTGTGCCGAGCTTCTCGGCGTTCTGAGCAAGTGCACGCTGGAAGACGGTGCCGCCCATACCAGCATTGACGACGGAGTTCCAGTCTTCCAGGGACACCCGACCCGCGGATATAGCCTGTGAGAGCTGGTACATGGCGCCGGCAGCCTGCTCCGAGTTGGAGCCTGACAGAGCTGCCAGGTTGGCGATACCCTTGATCGACGCCGTGGACGTCTCCAAGTCGACGCCGGCAGCCGTGAAGGTGCCGATGTTCTTCGCCATCTCGGAGAAGTTGTAGATCGTCTGATCGGAGTAGTGGTTCAACTCCTTCAGAGCACCGTTGACGTCGTCCAGATTCGTTCCGGCCGCTTGTGTGTTGGCCAGGATGGTCTGGATCGAGTTGAGGTTCGTCTCGTACTCCCTGAACCCCTCCAATATAGGGTCAAGGGTCAGCGACTTGGCCATCATGGTGGCCTGTTCGGACACCCGAGCGCCGATGTTGTGCAGGGCGCCCGTGGCGATCTGCTGGAGAGCAGTGAACCGGCCAGCAACGCTGTTGACGCCGGCTTCCATGTTCTTCAGCGAAGCGTTCTGGGCGTTGGCGGCGGTTCCGATGCCCTGGAGTCCCTTGGCGGCCCCCTGGAGCTGAAGCCCCTGGTTGAGGCGGTTGAGGGACGCAAGTGTCTGAGCAACGCCACGCTCAAACGCAGCGTTATCGAACTGCATGTGAACGACGCGGTTGTCGACACTGGTCATGCGGAGGTCACCGCCTTCCATACCTGGTCTGCGATCATGTCAAATATCGGCTTGATGGCGGGGTTGATGTAGTCCCGCCCCTGAACGTAGCCGCCGGTGCCTGTGCCATAGCCGTACTGCAGCATGATGGCGACGGGGAATCCGTTCTCTATGTCCGAGTTGACCCACTCGATCCGGGCTCCACCACGAGCGCGCTCGATCTTGTAGGACCAAGAGCCGGCGGCGAGCCCGGAGTCGATCGGCGTAGCCGATTCGAGCGCTGTGACGCCCTGTTGGGCCAAACGTTCGAGGCCGTTGTAAATATCGCCTCGCTGCAGCTTGCGGAGGAAGTCCTCTGCTCGTCCACCCGAACGAGAGACTGTGAACGAGATCATCAGACTCCCTATTCCAGGCCGGTCATCTTCCGGCCGGTGCTGATGAGGTTGGGGTTGGCGACACGGATGGCGTCGACTCCCTCGAAGTAGAAGCGCAGAACGTACGCCTCATCGGCGGTGTAGCCGAACTCCGCGACGAGAGGATCGACGGCGTCAACGACAGGGTGGTTCGCCAGCCACGCGGTGATGGATTCGGTCTTGTCAAGAGCCGAACGCAGTTCCAGGACGGCCTGAGCGGCCTTCATGTCGAGGACCTGCTTGGAAACTTCGAGGCCGAGACCCATGTGCAGCTCCTTAGGAAGCAGATTCGTAGGTGAAGGTTCCCCGGAGGTAGTTGCCGCTGGCCCAGGTGAACGGAGAGATCGAGTCGACATCTCCGCCGATACCATCCGTAGAACCAGGTGCAATGCCCAACTTGAACGCGGTGGTCCCGGACATCTTGACTCGGCCGAGCCCGTGCTCCGTGCCCGACTTGTACATCTCCAGAAACCCCATACCGTCGCTTGTGGTGTCAGCAGCTTCAACGGGAAGCGTGAAGATCCAGTTGTCGCCGGCTGTCGGGCTGGTACCGAAGTTCGTTGTGGAACCGAAGTTCACCCAGAAAAATACGGTGACCAACCGCCCATGCTTGGTGTACTTGCACCTCAGAACGGCGTTGCCGAACGAAGGTTGCGCGCTGCCCTGCGAGCTCCATGCCGGAGTGTAGGAAAACCACCCACCGGTGTCGGGAATCTGCTTGGCCCAAGCCGTCCAACCGTTGGTTGCGCTTGCGGTTCGAGCCCACACCCCGGGCGCAGTGCTGGAAGTGTGGCCGTGGGAAATGAACGTCTGCTTGGCGAAGCTGGTGCCGTCCACGAACGTCATGAGCTCGCCGGCAGATCCCGCGAAGTCCCATCCGGTACCGTTCGCCGTCGAGAAGTACATCCTCGACCATCCGGTCGGATATGACGTGAACGTCGTGGTCTGAACGAGTGTCCCCGGCGTCAGCGTGTACATCAAGTACGTCTGAGACCAAGCCGTCCACCCGCCACCATTGTTGGACGGATGGTACTGGCGCTGCCACATTCTCGGTGTTCCGGTACCACCAGGGTTCGTGTAGAAGTGCTGAACGGTTCTGTCGCTACTGGACATGTAAGTCACTACCGAGCCGAAGCCCGAGTTGAGCGACCACCCGGAATTGGTCGACAGAGCCATTAGAGAGACACCATGAGGATATGACGTCGCCGGGGCGGTCTCTGTCATAGCATTCACGGCCAGGGTCTTGGCGTTCATGGCGGCCGTCAGCCCAGCCGGCGTCACCGCTCGTTGGGTGTCGATGCCTGTGACAGCCTCGGCGGTCGTTGCTAGCTCGACGAGACCCTGTTGAGTTTCGCTGGCGAACGGTCCAGTCGGGCCGCTGGTGTCGAACCAGACCGAACCGTCAGGAACGGCGCCGGGGTCGGTGTCTCCTACGTAGGAAAAGACATCGGCCTTGGCGTAGGTCGTCCCGCTGTCCAACTGAACGCCTGAGACGGCCCCCATGTCGAGCGGAGTCCCGTCATGTCGCGTGAGGATCAGATGTCCTGCAGCGTTGATCTCGCCGTCGACGATCGAAGTGGCCTCGATCTCAAGCGTGCGCTCGGCGGTTACTACAGTTACCGTAGCCACAAGGCCACCCTTCTAGATTTGGTCGTCCCAGACCCCTCCGATTCGGGGCATGGGTGCTGCGGGAACCCACTCGCCTCCGATTCGGGCTTTGGGGGCTGCGGGAATCCAGGAACCGCCCCATCTGACCTTTCGAGTCACGAAGGATTCGGTTTCGAGGGCGAAATATGACGCGTCGTCGAAGTTGGCGACGAGGTCTGTCGTCGTGCCGTTCCAGATGCCGGCCATGAAGACCAGACCCACGGCGGTCTTGGTGAACGTCCCGCCAACCGTGCAGCGAGCCATTTCGTTCCAGGTCTGCCCGTCAGTGGAGTTGTACATCCTGAGCACGTTGTCCGTGCCGAGGTTGCCGATTCCCCACCAGGTTCCGGGCACCCAGTCCCAGCCGACACCGACGGTAGTGTCGGTGATCACTTCGTCGCTGAAAGTGGTTGCTCCGGTCGGTCCGAACGTGATGAACGAACCGTTCGGCGCCCCGAGAGCCGCAATCGCGTTGCCGCCAGCATCATGGGCTCCAATATAGAACTCAGTCGCTTCGGCGCGCGTTCCCGTGGTTGACAGTTTGGCTGCCAGGACGCCCGAAGAAAGGTCGAAGAACTGATCACCCTCGATGCGCGGGTAGTCCGAGACGCACGCCAGATTCAGCGTCCCTCCGGATTCTGTAGTACCAGGACTCTGTGTCTCGGTCCACTTGGCGAGGTCGAGTGATCCGTCGTCGAAGTTGTCGATGAGCGTTTGGACGTACGGCACAAGACCTCCTAACCGTCGCTGATCGTGTAGGTGACCGGATCGACCTCTACGACGGTCGGCCAGTCGAACTGAAGGTAAATATCGCTGAGCTGGGTGATCGCGTCGTCCGGACCGGAGATGGTGAACGTTCCGTCGCCGTTGTCGGTGACCACGAAGACAAAGAACGCGTCGTACATCGCGACCAGTTGGTCGAACGTGGGGAGATATGGCATCTCCTCTTCGTTCCCGTACAGAGCCTCCTCGACCAGCTGAAGGACGTTGGGGTCCGTCGTGCGGGAATCGATCTCCACATGCGAAGTCCGCCTGTAACCGGGGACCACCGGCGGTTTGGTCTTGACCGACCAGCTAAATGGCGTCGGGTCGACCGTGTCTGTGATGGTTTCGTGCGATCGACTGGACGGCTCGGCCAGAGCGTTGTAGACGAGGTGGATCTTGTATCCCGCTTCGGGGTTCAGACCGTTACCGACCGTCGTTCGCCAGGAGAATCCGAAGGGCTTCCGACGCTGCTGCTTGAGCGACAGACCGTTACGAACGGACCTTGACCCATCGCACTCGGCAAACAGGGTGGGGTAAGTGAACGCGTTGATTGTCGCGCCGAATTCTTCCCGAGCCGAGACGAGAAGGTATTTCTCGCCGTCGAGGTAATAGGACTTGGCTCCGCCGCCTTCTGACGAAACCTCAACGGACGTCAGACCAGTCCAGGGGACGCCCGGTTGTCCACTCAGATAGAGCACACCGCGGTCTACGCCGGTTTCGAACTCTCGACTCTCCGGACTTCCCCATTCAAGCCTTGTCATCCACGTCCTCCGTTCTTGGCTAGACGTTCGGCGTTGAGCCGCTGACGTTCGGCTATCTGCTGACGTCGATTCGTCTTCTTCGGTGGTTTGGCCTTCTCGGTGCAGACCCGAATCAGTGTCAGCAGCTTGTTCAGGTGCCAGTGCTCGGCTTCGAGCCAGATGTTGTAGTGGATCATCCAGTGGTAGATGACTTCAGCGGTAATGATCTCCCGACTCGGCCGCTGGTTCTGCTCTTCGCGGAACCAAGTCGCGGTCATCTTCGCGTTGATGTACCGATTGATCTCCTCGAAGTTCTCCGCGGAAAGTTTGGAGAAAACTACCGGGGGAACTTGAGGAGTGCAGACCATCATGGTGATGTAGACGAACGTTTCTTCGGCAGTCTTCTCACTGGACAAGAAAGGCTTCTCGAAGAATTGCTCCCATTTTGACACGGAGGCCAAGGAGTGCTCTAGATCGAGATCGAACGATTCGCCGACTTCGAACATCTGCGTCTCGTCGTTGAAGACTTCCGCCAAAGGGACGGTGATCGTAAGCAAACCTTGGCCTCCTTCCTGTCAGCCGGGGGTTAGAAGTCGCCCTTGGCCCAGTCGGTGTCGACGTTGGGCGGGAACTTGTAGCCGATGTTCGGACGCGCCTCGACGATGACGTTCTCGGTGAGGACCACCGGACCTGCGGCCTGAGCCACATCGTCGATGTAGTACGTGACGCCCGCGATGGACGGGATGGTCAGCGTGTTGGTCGCGTCGTCGTAGGCCGGCTCCGTCGGAGTGGCCTCCAGCGTCGCGCTGGTGAACATCGCGATGACCGCCGCCGGCGACGGCAGAGACGGTTCGCTGCCCGCGGTGCCGTGGAGGAACTCCTTGAGCGTGGCGACCGCGGCAGCGTCCTCCTTGGTGGTGTCGACGGTGATCGTGGACGTCGGCTTGTAGACGACGGAGTTGACCGTGCCCACGTCGACCGGAGTGGTCGTCAGCTCCCATGAGAACGTCGCCGCCTCCGGCGAGTCGTTGACCGTGGTGAACGCCTTCTCGGACGGGTTGGCGGTGGCGCCGTAGATGAGGTGGATCTTCTCGCCGGCGTCGGGGTTGAGGTCGTTGCCGACCTTGGTCACGTAGGACATGCCGAAGGTGACACGACCCTGCTGACCGAGAGCGACACCGGGTGTCGGAGACGCCGCACCGTCGAGGGCCTGGACGGCCTCCAGCGGGTACGTGAACGCCTCGACGGTCGCGCCGAACTCCTCGGCGGAACGCAGGGACGCGTAGACGCGGTTGTCCGCGTACTGCTTGT